TAAAAGTAATTTCAGGATCTAGACAGGTTCTAATTATTCTGTTTTCTACATCATTAATTCCGTTACCTGATATGTCAACAATCTTTTTTGTAAACGGATTGTATAAAAGACTATTTATTGTAAAATCTCTTGATAAGGTTTCTTTTTTTAGCAGGCTTGATTGGGTATCTACAAAGTCATGATATATTCTGCCTGTAGAAAAGTCCACGTGTAAATCACCTTCGAAAACACTTATGTGTTCACCTGTTCTCATTTTGTAATTTAAATTATTTGACGCAGCATATAAAACTCCTAGAACAAAAGATTTCGAATTTGAGTTTACAGTCAGATCTATGTCTTTTGACTTTTTATTCAAGAGTCTATCCCTAACAAATCCGCCAACTATGTACAGTTCAGGAAACCCTAACTGCTCATTAAAGTCAGAAATAGATTGAATAATTTCCTTTTCTTTTTTTGTTAAAATGATATTCATTTAAATTACAATTCCTTATATTGTTATTCGGAAGGAGGAACCTGAGGGGGAACCTGAGATGAAATCTCTTCTTCTGGGTTTATTTGTTCAGCTTCAGACTCATCTTCACTTACCATATCCCTTACAGTTTCTGAACCTGGAATTTTATCTGCAGCATCTATTAAGTTTCTGGCTTGAGAAATCTGACCCATCATCTTAGATACACGTGTGAGTGCGTATGAAAATGAATCAATTAATTTAGACTGGCTTTCTGCAAGCTCAGGAAACATGCTCGCTATACCAAGGGAGTCAAGCATTATATCAAACTCAGCCAACATTCTAATAACTCTTCTGTCAGCTAATGTTGCAGCAACATCATCAAGTTTTTTTGCAGCATCTTCAATGGTTACTCCTTCTAAATTAAAAGAGTTATAATCACTTTTAGAAGGCCCAGGTGCCTTTATTGACCTTATATCAACAGGATCTACCTCAGGAAAAGCCTCTTCTTTCTCTTCGACTGGTGGCTCCTCTTGAGTGACACCAGGTTGAGGGGTGGCAACTTGACCTGCAGGTTCAACTTGGGGTGGAGGCTGTGGTACCACCTGCTCTTCTTCGCTCAAAGCAGGCTCTTCTACTGGTATTTCCTGAGCTAATTTGTTTAAAACTTCAAACTCATCCTTTAGCCCCATCTTTCTAAACGCTGAAGAAGTTCTTATTATAGCATCTTTTTGCATATTAGACGCATATCTTTTCTTAAAGACATTCATAAGAGCAAAAAGCAATTCAGATGCTCTTTCGTAAGTATCATAATCAATTTCTTCTGAACTTTGAAGAGCTCTCATTAGAGAGTTTAAAGATCTCTGAATTGTTCTTCTAGTTTTATTTTCTTTTTTTGCTTTTTCGTCCTTTATGCTTTTCGCCTTTTCTATCTGAGGGTCGGTAGGCCTAAAAGAGGAACCTGGTAGACTGTATATACTTGGGTCTGTATGAGAGTTGGGGACTATTCCAAATCCATAACTTGCCAGCTTATACATATCTTTAGAGGACTCTTTCGCTTTAGACCATTGTAAAAACTTATTTAACTCTTCTTTGTCTTCAAAAGTGCTCTTCTTAAAAAAGTTTTCAATCTTAGCGTCAGAATACTTTAATCTTCTAAACATAATATATTTTTTAAATGCAATTTCCCATTTGTCCATTTGATACTCCTTGTACATAAAGTCATTTCCATAACTAGGATAACTTATTTTTGTAAGCTCTTTTGTGTCATTAGCACTTTTAAACAGTTCAAACTTAGACTCACTATCTACACCAAGACTTTGTAATCTTTTTGCTATATCATGCCCTAATTCTTCACTTATCTTTTTTAAAAAGCTATTCATCACTACTTCTTTCTTTTAATCTTTCTTGCAATCTTTTTATTTTTCTCATAAAAACCTTCTTGTTGGCCATTTTAGATGAAAAAGATTTTTTAAGTATATAGCTTAAAAGAACTATCATTTCACTATCTTTAGGTGTAGAATTTCCATCAAACTTAGAGATATGCTTGCCAAGCCATTCTTTAAATGCAATTTCATTTTCTATATCTGTTATTTTTATGGGTGCTGTGTTCTCTTTATTCATAATCACCTCTTGACACTAGGTCAGAATAAGCATTGGAATTGATTGAATTTAGTTTGTTATCAACCCTTTCAATAAAAACAGGAACGTTCTGAGGCTCAAGTTCTCCCAAAACCTCACAAACTACTTCTTTTATTATACTTATTTGTTGATTAACTATAGTAACATTTATGTTGTTTTCTACCCTAACATCTTTAAAACCTTCGATGTACTTTTTCCAGTCCTGAAGAAGAGATCTCATAGTATTTATATAATCTAAAAAGACTCTATCATCTTTTATTGTCCCACCAACAGATAACAAGTTAAAGTAATATTCCATCCTAGATGCTATAAGCTTTTCCATTTCTAAAAGCCTTCTAGTTACATCTATTTCTGTCTCTGCTATTTCCTGTATCTTATCTCTATAAGCACTGGTTTTAAGCAGTTGTTCTTTTGCGTCTTCTTTCTTCTCTTGAGATATTATTTCAGTTCTTTTGTTTTTAATATCCTCTAAAACCTCTCCTTTTATATTGAGATGTTCCTTCCTAAACTTTTGTAAGGTCATGTAAGATACATGCAGACGCTTTTTCTTGGGATATTTTTTTGATAAAAAATCCTCTACTTTTTTAACTGATTGACCTTCAACCAACCTCTTTACGATTTCATCTTTGTCAGGATGATTTAAAACTTTCTTAGACATTGGCACTTCCTGTTTTTATAAAATACCAGGATTATATATGTTATTTTTTAAGCTCTTCTAAAAATAACTTTAATAGTCTTGCCTCTTTAACTAAACCTTTTACTTTGAATTCTTTAGCCAAAGTCATAATGTCAGTCTGAAGGGATGGACTTCCTGGGCTGTAAACAACTCCATCAACTTCAAATCCCTCATTGTAATCATAAATCTTCCCTGAGTATGGATTTTGAAATACATTTTCAGAAACACGCAAAGCTTGAACTCCTGGCATATCTGGAGCATATCTTGTAGATAAAGTTGGCTGCTTGTACATCTGCTCTTTTAAAGCATCTGAATTATTTAAATCACTAGACTTTTCTGGAGGAGTTAAATTATATTTTTGATGCAATTCAAGACCTTCCCTTAATCTCTTTTCTCTCGTTCCTTCTTCTATAGCTGTACCATAAGGAAAAAGACTGTTGTCTTTTTCCGCCTGAGCATTTTTTATAATTTCTTCTCTAAGATCAGAGCTTAAGTTGTTAATTCTTTTTAATATATTATCAAAAGACATTGTGTCTCCTAAGTTAATTTGATTTGACTAGTAGAAATGCTCAATTTTTCAGAATCTTTTTGATTCTCTTGTTGATGTCTATAGTTAGGTATCAAGTCACCTTTAGTATCAAAAGAAAGCTTGCTCAAAGGTAGTTTAAATTTAGGACTATATAAGTCTATCGAAGTTGGAGTTTTAATCAAGTCTCCTCTTTGAACCGCTGCTTTTATATAAGTGTTTCTTTCTGAGCTTTCAGAGTTATTTTTTAATAACTGAGAATATTTAGATATTGCATTAATAACTTGCTGACCAGAATATTTATTTTGAATAGAATAAAGAGCATCTTCAGCAGATTTGAAATCTTTATTCCCAGCGCTTACAATCATAATATTCATAAGTTGATTGTAATCAAACTTTTCAGAATAATCTGTGTTTATTGAAACACTTCCAGCAGTCTTCTTTATTTCAAAAAGCTCTCCGAATCCAACTTTATTAAAAGCAATCTCTTCATTATTAAATGAAAATAATTGAGGTGTTAAAGGTTGGTTGTTTGAAATTTCAACTGGGACAGAAACTTGAACTTTCCCAGAAGGTGTATTGACTGCCACATCAAAATTTAAACCTCTTTCAAAAGAAGAAGCTAATTTTATTTGAGGGTTTGTTAGTCCAAAGCTTTTAAGTTCTAAGTCTAAGACTTTGCTAGCAAGCCTAACAATCTTTGCATCATATCTTGTGGATGTTTCTAATAATTCTTGTTCAAAGTTGGCCCACTTAGAAATGTTGTTTGCCAAGTCAGTTCTCTCTATACTTATATGACCCTGAGATCTTAAGCCTTGAAGACCTTTTCTTGCCGCAGCTGTTTTTTCTAAGTCTGTGTTCTTGATATGAGCATAAACATTTGTTTTGTTAAGTTCAACGAGATCTTCTCCATCAATAAAGTGAGAAGGAATAACTGGATATCCATTTTCAAATTGCACAGGTATTTTAATGCTTGCTTCTCTTTTGTTTATAGTTGGATAAGTCGCATTACATAATAAAAAATGATTATTCTTTGCAACAACTTTAACTGTAGTTGGATTACATCCAATTGAATTAAGTTGAACTCTTGTAAATTTCTCCGCCTTCTTAACCATAGGATCAGAAACTGAAGCAAAAGACCCTTTAGGGTAACTAGTAAGCCCTTCTGACAAAACAGAAGATATGCCTTTTAGGTTTTCATTCATGTCTTGAATGGGTTGTATTTTTTTACCCATATCAACTCTTGAATACTCTGCACCTTTATTTAAAGGCTTAGCCGCTCCAAAACCTTTTGGAAGCAAATAACCTAATTCATTTCTAAACTCAGAGTGAGAACCTGAGTATTGATATAAAGAGTTATAAAGATCAGCTATTTCTTTTTGAGAAATAAAAGATTGAGATGATGCTTTCTTTTGCAAAACATCTCTCATTGTGTTTAATAAAATGTCACTATTGTGCTTTTCTGCAGCAAATGAAACTTTGTCTAAAACTAATCTTGTAGGATATTCTCTTCCGTTTTCAAGAACGCTTAAAGCTTCTTTTGCTTTTTTAAGTAAGTTGTTTATGTCCATATTAACCCTCTAAGTATTTTTTTAATTCAGGAAACGTTATGACTAAAGCCTCGCATTTGTCTTTGGCTTGTACTCTTAAAACATCAGATGTAAACTCATTATCCGAACCTGTTCGTTCTAACAAAGCTTCTTTAAATAAAGATATATCTTCAGACTCAAAACCAAACTCATCTGCTCTAAAGTTAGCAATAGGGATACTCTTATAAGCAAGAACAACGTGAGAGTTGTCATAACTTGATGTCGCACTCCAATCTCCACCTTCATTTGAGTTGAATCTTGGATCGCTTGCTCTTATTAAATAATCTCCATCTAACTTCCATAGACCTTCATAATGGTCTTTTATCTTCTTGCCATTATTTATCTTATAGATATCAAATGCTACTTTTGTTAATTTCATGCTAGAATCGTATTTAATCTTATCGGGATTATTTTTGTTTTTTAGATAATCCAGTAAAGCTTTATCTATGTAGTCCATATTTTACCTCAAGTCTTTATTAATAAATTAATAGAAGTCTACTATACCAAAACCATTTTAAATAATAGATTTAATCATTTTTATTCTTATGATCCTCTATATCTTGCAGTATAGATAAAACTCTCTCATCTTTGAGACATATCTTTTTTATCTTTTTGTATACTCCACCATATCTTTTTTTATCATTCTTGTAGTCAATATTGCCATGTAGGGCTTTGTGTACTGCACTTTGAGTTATACCTAAGTGCTCTGCAATTTGATTTTGAGTTTTGCCATCTAACCTAAGCAGCAATACTGTTCTTTGATGGTCCGTTAGATTCTCTCCAAAAATTATTTCATAAATAACACTTAACAGTTTGCCTCTAAGTTCCTCTATTTTTTCATCAAATTGTTGACCTTCTAATATATGACCTATACCTCTGTCATTTGCAAAGTTATTTAAATGCAGCTGGTCAAAAGGAACTTCGACTATTTTATATTGATACGATTTGCTTTTCTTTTTTCTTGAATTTGCCATTTCTTATGCTCCAAAGTTTATTCTTTTTAAGCTTCTTTCTAGCTCTCTAACGCTTTCATTTCTTAAGAACTCATCAACATCTTTGTACTTTGAGAACTCATAAAAAAGCATAGATGTATCTATACCATAACTTTTCTTTACTGTTCTTTCTGCGTTAATTCTTCCTGCGTCATCATTATCAAATAAAAAATTTATTTTGTTGCAATATCTTTTTAGCTTCATAAGATGACCATTGGTAAAGCTTGTGCCCGATAATGCGACACAATTCTTTATTCCGTTTTTATATAAAGCTATCTGATCAAAGTAACCTTCAACAACCCACACCTCTCTTTTTTCAACTATATGCTTTATAGCTTTGTTTAGTCCAAAAAGATAATTGCTTTTGCTAAAGCTTGAGTTTCTATATTTAGGAACGCCCAAGTAACTTAAGTCTCCACTGCTTAAAAGAGACCTTCCGCTTATTCCTACAACATTGCCATACTCATCCGTAAATGGAATTATTAAATAATGATAATCTTTAAAATCAGAAGTATTGTCTGATTTGATTATACTATTTTTTATCAACGCCTCTTTAGATACGTGTTTTGTTAGAACACCAAGATTCTGAGGGAAGTACCCTAGCTTGTATTCTTTTATAATTTTTTTATCAATGCCTCTTGATACAAGGTAATCTTTACAGTCATTACAATTTATCAAGTTTGCATGACAAATCTCAACTAGCCTTTTTAAATCAGTGTCAATCATTAAACTTATCTCCGTAGTGCTTTATTGCATTTTTCATACTTTCGGTTACATCTATCAGGCAGTCCTCATCTTCTGGACAGCTCTTTCCTTTTAATCTAGACTTAACATAGTGAACTTCGGTCATTTGATCGTGAGCCTTGCATTTAAATACGAAGGCTCCTTTCTTATTTGTTTTTATTATATCTTTATTTAACTTCATAGAAAGCTTTGTAAAGTGTGTTACGTTAGTTACAACTTCTCCACAGGTTTTGCAAATCGCTTCGTCCGTATCTAAATCAAGAGATACGTCCATTAAGTCTCTACAAATATTATCACAATAAATCAACATCTATTTACTCTCCAATAATGGGTTTTCTTCTATTTCTTGTATGAAGTCTGAATTCCCATCAATCATAGCGGACCTAATAGATGCCACTATACTTGTTTCTTCTGTAGAAATATACTCTAAGGCATCTTTTTTAGAAGAAAACTTTTGACCATTTATAATGTAGGATCTTACACTGGGTCTTTCTATTATGTTTAATTTCTGTCCTACTTCGAGAATTTCTTCTCCTTTTTTTGTAATTCCACTTAAATACTCTATAGTATATTCTGCTTTTCGATAAGGGCTTCCAACTTTGTTTTTTCCTATTTTAGCTCTAACTTTATGTCCAACCTTTTCACCTTCAGAGTCAATCACTGTATTGTCAACACCTGACATAGGTGCTAAGTTCACCATAAGAGAGCAGGCGTGTTTTAGTGCTCTACCGCCAGGAGAGTCCTCTGGGTTTCCAAACATCTTTCCTGGATCAACTCTTAACTGGTTAATGAAAATCATTGCCACATTTGCCGCTGCAACTCCAGGAGTCATTTTTCTTAATTCTACAGAAAGAAACCTTGCCATCAAAGCCATGTTTTGTTTTCCTACTGCTGAGGTTCTTTCCATTGGAGGTTGCATAGCTGCAACAGAGTCAACTATTATTAAACCCAATTTGGATAAATCTAAAACATTCGCCTTCCCTCTAGGACTGGGAACTTTAATTCTTTGACCCTTTGCTATCATATCAAATACACCCTGAATCTTTGTTTCTTTCTTAGTTGCAGAGTTCACCTTAACTCTTCCTACCAAGCCTTGAAACACTTTTTCTGCTTCATTTGTTTTAATATAAAACACTCTATCATTGTCAATTCCAAACTTCTCTGCCCATTCTGTATCATATGTATATTCACAATCAATAAAAGCAAAACAATTTTCAGGATCTTGTTTTTGCCAGTTTGCAGCTGTTTGTAAAGCAAGAAAAGTCTTTCCTGAGCTTTCTTTTCCTGCAAACTGAGTAATTCTACCTCTCGGCACTCCACCTGCTCCAATTGCATAATCTAAAGCAATAGAGCCTGTAGGAATAACGTCAACCTTAGAGTTTACATCTGGATGAGAAATGCTTTTCAAACCAAATAGTGCTTCTAGTTGACTTAGTGCTTGAGTTTCGCTTAATACTTTATCTGACATTAATAACCTCCTAATATTTATGATTTAATGTTCCATCTGGCGGTCTCCAGCCTGGCTGTGGTTGCCAAGCGGAAGGGTCATCTTTTCTTTCTGCTAAAACTGCATTTGTATTTATCAAAAGAAGTGAGACGCTAACTGCATTAGAAACTGCGGTCCTTGTTACTTTAGACGGATCCACTACACCCGTCTCAACCAAATTTTCTATTTCGCCACTGATTATATTATAACCATAATAAAACTCTTTGCATTCATAAATTTGATGCAAATAAGAATTATAATCTAGATCTGCATTGCTCATGATTTGCTTAAACGGACGCACACACGCTCTTATGAGTACTTGTGCTGCAGGAAGGTACTTCTCTGGAATATTAGATTCTGATAATTCTTTTGCTGCTCTCAACAGAGACACGCCACCACCTGGAAGAATACCCTCCTCTATTGCAGCATCAGTTGCATGCATAGCATCTTCAACTCTATCTCCTTTTTCTCTTAATTCTAACTCAGTATCATAACCAACTGTTATCATAGCAGCTTTGCATGACAAGAAGGACATATAATCCCTTATCTCTTTTCTTGCCTGATCACTAATTGGCTGCAAAGAGTCTTCTCTATAAAGCCTTAGCTTTTCCGTTCTTCTTTCTTCTTGTATTTCTGAATTAAAAATTTGAGTTGTCAATCTGTCTATTACAATTCTTTCTGCAGACCCTAAATCTTTTAAAACAGCAGAAGAAAGAGGAGTGCCTAAAATATCAGAAAAAACAGTTGCCCCTGTCAAAATCGACAGATCTTCCATGGAATTTCCGTTTTGTAATTTTTTTGGTAAATCAACACAACAAACATTTAAAAAGCCTTTTTTGTTATTTTCAATACAGGTATCCAAAGCCACCTTCTCCACTCCCTTTGACAAAACTAAAAGCGGTCTATTTGTTTTTGCAACTTCATTTAAAAAATGAGAACAATCATTAACATGAGTTAACTTTCTATCAACGAGTAAAATGTAAGCATTTTCTAAAAGTAATTCTGTATCTCCTTTAGAAAGAAAATTAGGAGAACAAAAGCCTTTCTTCAAAGAAACGCCATCTACTTTTCTTACTTGAGTTTTAACATTAGGATAAGCCTCTGCTCCAACTGTTCCTAATTTGCCTGCCCATATAAATGCTTCACCTATAGCTTGACCAAGTTCTTTGTCTGAGTTTGTAGATATTGTTGCTATGTTAATTATATCTTCATCAGACAACTTATATTTTGTATTTTTGTCTAATATTTCAATTATTTGATTCTTTGCCCAATTTAGTCCATCTCTAAAGTCAATTGGATTTGTATCTTTTAAAACTTCTCTTGACAAAGACATTATTTCATCTGTCAAAACAGTAGCCGTTGTTGTTCCGTCTCCAGCTACAACTGCGGTTCTTCCTGCAACTTCTTTTACAAGCTGCGAAGCAAGCTCTTCTATAGGGTCATCTAATATAACTTGTCTAGCTACAGACACCCCGTCTTTTGTTATAACTGGAGCACCTACTGGCTTTCCGATAATAACATTCTTACCTCTGGGTCCCATAGTTACTCCTACTATTCTGGATAACTTACTAACCCCAGATATAATCTTATCTTGTGCATCTTTGTCAAATAAAACAATTTTACTCATTATTCCTCCGATTCTAATTTTGCGATAAAATGACATATACCAACACATATAGCATCGGCTTCGTCATAACATTCTTTCTTTATATTATTCACACGATTTAATGTTGTTTTAAAACCTTTAACTTTTTTTACAACGAAATCAAAAGCCTCATCTTTATTTGATATTTTTTCAGAAAAATACTTACTCATCTTGGATCTCACCGAGACAGGTGCATAAGCATAAGTGATTATATCAAGCTCCCTGTAACAACATAGCTTTACAGTTTCATTGTAAGTAGATAAAACAATGATTGTATTCGCAGTACTTTTTCCTCTGCTAAATTTAGATGCGTATTGTTCTACTGCAACTTCATCAGGATCTTTTTCAACAATTAAATCTTTTATCATATCATAAGTTTTTGATAACTTTATTATCTTTTCTTGTTTCTTTCTTGGTGGCTTTATATGTCCATATTCTAAAAGCTGGTACTCTTTTCTGTTGTACTTAACTATTGCCCACCCTATCGTGGATGATGATATATCTAAACTTAAAACTGTTTTCATATAAAGTTACCTTTCTATTAATACTAATTATAATCAGTTTTTAAATAATAAACTTTTTTAGTTAAAAAAAAAGGAGACCGTTTGGTCTCCTTTTGGTTATTTAAAGTTTATAACTAAGGTTTTTATTTAGGTTCTAGCTAAAATCGAAATCAAAATCTTCTTCTCCAGCACTATCTGCCGTAGTTTGAGATGAGTAGTCAGATGCTTCCCACCCCATAATTTCACACACCTTCTCTGCACTTGCAGGCGCAATAAGCTTTTCAATATTGACATCTGTATTAAATTGAGCATACTTATCTTTAAAAGAACTATCTAGTTTCTCTTTTGGGTTAGGTGTGACGTTATATAAGGGCTGAGATCCTTTTGGCCCTCGAACAACACTAATGTCATAATTTGTAACCTTTCCCCATTTGTCATTATTATAAAGAGCTTTGATGCCATTAAAGATTTGACTTCCAACTTCCATTACTTTGAAATCATTATCTTCTCGATCTAGAACTTTAATAAGCCATTTTGATTGTCGTCTAAAACCTGCGTCTTCAAGTCGTGCAACCAAAGTTGGGCTTTCTACTGGTGAATTAACTTTCTTTTTAGACCCATCTGGTGCTTGAACCCAGTGAACATAATATTGGATTGGATTACCCATTACACGTACTACGTTTTCACCTTGCTGTAAACGCATGTAAAGATTCTTTTTCTCTCCTTGTGAACCTACGTCTGCTGCATTCCAATCTATTTCGCCAAATACTATTTTACTCATGTTTATCTCCTGTGTTTATATTTTTATGAGTGGGAGTTTAAAACTCCATATTTTGTGAGAATTTATATTTTCTTTGAGTTGTCTTTAGGCTTTTTCAACCCCATTCAATTTCGTTATCGTTAGTGAGATCTTGAGGAGTTTCTTGCCCTCCGACCTCTATATTATAAGCAGAAAAATTTACTCCGCTTATATTTTCTATAGAATAATCTCTACGAATGAAAGTTTTAAAAGAATAATGCCACCCTGAGAAATACGAAGCTTTGTTTTCCAGCCATTTCTTTGATACTTTTGCTACCGTTATTTGGTTGAGAATCTCGATATAGGCATCATTACTCTGTGCGTACCATTCTTTGTCCTTCGCTGTTTTGTAGCCCTTCTTTTTCGCCTCTTCTAAAGCAGCTATAGACCAAGCTTTATTTTTTTCAGTTTCCAAATAACCTAGATATCTATCAATCTTAGCTATCTTATCTTGACATAAGTTCTGCCCTTCTAAAGTGAGAATCAACCCGCCTTCAGCGATGTTTAAGTCGAAGACTCCACTTTTAGGAAGCTTTTCTTCTACTTTCATTATATCATCGATTCTTAAATCTTGAATATTAAAATTATCTATATTAATAAGGTCTCTTAACGTTTTCATTTTAAATCTCCTTTTGTGTTTTACTTGAATGTAACTTTATTCTTTTTTCTGCAATATCAAAATACTCTTTGTCTTTTTCAATTCCTATAAACTTTCTGCCAGAGTTTATAGCAGCTATACAAGTCGAACCAGAACCCATAGCAAAATCCAACACAACACCTTCTTTTTCTGAGGAGTTTCTTATAAGTGCTTCTAACATATCAACAGGCTTTTCAGAAGGGTGAATTTTAGGCTTGGGGTTATTATAACTTAATACACTTCTTGTGCCTCTGTTATTTATCATCTTAGCCTTGCCCTTTCTAAAAAATATAATATACTCATGAGAGCTCATATAATACTGGTTTGCTACAACATTATTTTTTGCCCATATCAAAGTTTTAAATATTTTAAATCCGTGTTTTTTAATAGCTGTATGAAAGTCAACAAGGTTTTTATCATTACACATTAGATACCCATGAGCTTTTGGCTTCATGACTTTGAACAAAAGTGGCAGATAATCATTTATATCTAAATTATTTTCTTTAAAGCCACCATTACCATTCTTGCCTTCTTTTTTTAAGAAGAAGCCTTTCATAGTTCCTGAGGTTCCCCTCTTAGTAGTTTTGTATGGAGGGTCACAAAGAACTAAGTCAATACTTTCTTCTTCCATTTCCAACAAAACATCAAGGCAGTCATCATTAAATATTTTCACTAGCTCTCCTTTAAAGAAGTTATTTCTTTTTCTAATTTATCAAGTCTTTTAATTAAAACATCCATATTTCTAACTCTTTGGTTTAGCATTATATTAAATAAAAAATAAACAACCACCATGGATATCTTCTCATTAGAAGGTGGTAGTACTGCGGTTATAAAGCCATTTTTATCAGAAGTAAAAATTCCATTAAACTCAGTTTTGTCTACAGTCTTTATTATCTCATTATAAGCCGCAAACTCCTCATGACTCAAACTAACTCTTTTATTACCTATTGCTCTAATCATCAGAAACTCTTCTTACTGCAGCTCCTCTTTTGTTTAAAAGTCTATTTTCTTTTGCTATTCTCTGTAGCCTTTGAACCTTGTCTTCGTCTTCATCTTCAACAAGAGGTATTTCATCTTTGAATTCAGCTGCAACCTCATCTCTGATTTGACTTAAATCACCATCAATCGTTTTGACTTCTTGTTCTTGAACTTCCACTTCAGCCCCCTCAAATCCTTCTAGTTTTCCAATCTTATTTACAAAAAAAATAGATAGAAGTTTAAGCTCCGATCTGGAGTAATCAAAGCCATTGTGAAACAACTCTGTAGTCAAATAATTAACTTTTTTCAAAGTTTCATTTGATAATAAAGCAGAACCACAACTAGGACACTGATTTGCGTTTATTGAAAATTTCAAATTTCCATTTACTAAAAAATTACAAGAATTACATGTTATCATTTTTTACCTCCCATAAATTCTTTCTATTGTCTTTAAAGATAAATCTTTTGTATCCATATATTCGTTTACAGAGCATACAGCCTTGAATGGTATACCATCAATTAAAAGATTTTTATATTTTTCATAATCATTTGTCCAAACTGTCAAGCCACATGTATTACCCCATTTGTCTTCAACTAAATACTTTCCAAACTTTCTTCCGATATTTTTTCCGTTTTTAATTGTAAACTCCTTTATAAGGGTTTTTATAACTGCTTCAACTCTAACTGCTTTGCTCTTTTCCATATGCTCAACTTGATTTAATCTAGTTACTATTGAACTATCTGAGAAAAAGTCCTTGAAAGCATCATGCAGTTGCCCTGAAATAGTCCTACCTAAAACTTGACTTTCATTTATCAAAATCTCTTTAAGATCCCATTCATCATTATATTCAGGTAATTCAATCTCACATATTTCTTTTTTCTTTTTTGCTGCAGCTTTTATTTTAGTTCTATACTTTGCATAGTTTTCAAATAAATCTTTTCTGGTTCTTCCAAAAGAATCCAAAGCTCCTGCTTTAGATAAAGCTTGTACCGCAGTCTTGCCCACTGTTCTACCATTGCATTTAAAAAGAAATTCCTGAACACAAACAAATGGCTGATTTAATGTTATTTCTTGCAAAGCTTTAGAACCTAACCCTTTTAAGCAAGAGAACCCCGAAACTATAACGCCTTCTTCTTTTATTGAATATTTTTCTTTGCTATAATTTATATCTGGAGGTAAAACTTCTATCTTCATCTTTAAACATTCATTTATATACTCTTGAGACTTATCAGAGTTGGGATCCTCAGAGTTTAATAAAGCACACATAAACTCTGTAGGGTAATGTCTTTTTAGCCAAGCTGTATAAACCGAAATATGAGAATACAAAATAGAATGAGACTTATTAAAGCCATACATTCCAAATGGGATTATTTCATTATCCCAGATATCTTTTGCTTTTCTTAAAGACATATCTGTTTTTCTAACACAATCTTCAAGAAAATTAGCCTCTGTTTTCATTACAAGTTCTGGATCTTTTCCTTTTAGCTTTGTTATCTTTCTTAAAGCATCAGCTTGATTCAAATCCCAGCCTGCACAATCCTTTGCTATAGCCATCATTCCCTCTTCATAAAGTGACACTCCAAAAGTATCACCAAGAGCATTCTCTAAAGATTCATGTCTAAACTTAGACTCTTCTTTGCCAAATCTTCTTTTTATATAATCCTTTCTGTCTTTTTGAGAACAACTGGGTCTTCCCATAGCATTAATGTCAGATATCATACTTACATTAAACGGCTTTATCTTTTGACACAATGGAGAAAGTGTTGACTCTAATTGAAAAACACCTGCATTATTACCAGATGAGATCATCTTATAAGTATCCTCATCATCTATAGGGATATCATCTATACTTATAACCTTCCCTTTTGTCATCTTTATATTTTTAAAAACATTGTCAATGACTGTTAAAGTTTTTAATCCCAAGATATCCATTTTTATTAACCCATTCTCTTCACACCTATTCTTTTCCCACTGAGTAACTGTTTGCCCCGAATCATCAATTCTAAGAGGAACAAAGTTATATAATGGCTCATCAGAAATTACAACTCCTGCAGCATGAACTGACCAGTTTCTAGTTAGACCTTGAAGTTTCGATGCAAATTGATACAACCTAGGATATCTTTCCATGTAAGATTTAAACTCTTTTGATTTTTTCATTGCGTCTTCGATGTTTTTTGCATCAGGCATTATTGAAGTTATATGATTTGCAATCTTAAATGCAGAAGATTTATCTCCACCTATTCTTAACGATCTGGCGACATCTTTTATAATTACTTTGGGCGACAATGTTGACCAGTTTGAAATAGATGCAACTCTATCTTCTCCATATTTGTTTTTTAAATACTCTTTTACTTTTGAAGGGTCAGCAAAATCTGTATCTATATCTGGAAAGGACTTCTTTTCTTTATTGTGAAATCTTTCAAATAACAATCCGTAATCCATTGGGTTTACAGATGTTATCCCTGTCAAATAAGAAACTAAAGACCCACCTGCAGAGCCCCTTCCTGGCCCAACTGGAATGTCGCTTTCCTTTGCCCAGTTTATATAGTCAGCCACAATTAACATATAAGAAGAGAAATTCCTTTCTTCTAATATTGATAACTCATACTTTACTCTATTCCAATATTCTCTTTTCTTTTCTTTAGACAAATATGAAAACTTTAATTTAAAAGACTTCATACATTTGAACCGAAGATATCCTTTGTTTTCGTCTACCTCTGACCCAACTCTATTGTGCCAAGACTTAAATTCGCCATAGTCTGCCTCTTTTTCAAGCGGAAACCTAGGAAGTCTAGGGCCTTTTGGCTCAAGATAAGAAGGCTCTTCACACATTTCTGATATATCTACAGAATTCTTCATTGCAATACTAGCTACTTCTTCTCCAAAAAACTCAGTTATTTCTTCATGAGATTTTAAGTACATGTCTTGAACACCGTATCTAAATCTGTTAGGATCATCTACAGCTTTCTTGTCTTTTATTGCTAACATCATATCATGATATTTCGCATGATCTGCATCTAAGTAATGAGCATCAGATGTGGCAACATATTTTATGCCTTTATCATTTGCATATTTAATCAGAGCATTGTTTAGCCTTACTTGGTCAACCTTTCCATCTTCTGTCTTTAAGTTATGTGGTTGCAACTCTAAATACAGCCTATCTCCAAATATTTCAATTAGCCTGTCAAGTCTAGACAAAGCCTCATCTTCATCTCCGTCTGCAATAAGAGCTTTTGCAATAGGTCCGTTAGAACAGGCCGTAAGGCAAATTATATCTTCGCCAAACTTTTCTAAATGTTCCCAGCTTATCCTAGGAGTCTTTTTCCCCATATACCCAGAAACTTGATTTTTGTAAGATTCATAATTTAATCTTAAGATATTCTTATAACCATTATGATTTTTTGGTAAAAGAACCAAGTGATAAGATTTTCTCACAGAAAGGTCTGGAGCAAAATAAGCTTCAATTCCAGGTATAAGTTTAACTCCTGTTTGTTTTGACGCTTTCCAAGCATCAAAGTGAGCAGTAAGTGTTCCATGATCTGTGATGGCAATAGCTCTATGAGAAAGAGTTTTTGCTTGTTCAAATAATTTATATACATCATTCATACCATCTAAGGGTGATCCTAACTCAGTATGATTATGCAGTGACACGAAAGGCGATTTAGCCATGTTTCCTCCTTTCCTACGTGTAATAGAATATTAAATATCGGCATGTAGCCATACCGACATGTTATACATAATTTTATAAAGTTTTTTAAATTTATTATTTTAAATAAAAAGGTTCTTTTTAGAGACCTTTATACATTCTTCCTTTTAAAACAATTTGACAAATATGTTCTAATCTTTCTATGTGCTCAAATGCACCCCAAGGATTT